AAAGAATATCCTACAGCATCGGCACATAGTGGACATTTTAAATCACTTCTTAATGAACTTGCACTTAAGAAATCATTTAGACCTGATATTATTTTCATTGATTACCTTAATATATGTGCTTCCAGCAGGTATCGCGGAAACAGCAATGTCAATTCATATTCATATATCAAATCAATTGCTGAAGAGCTTAGAGGACTGGCTGTTGAGTCAAACGTCCCTATCGTTTCTGCCACGCAGACCACTCGTTCTGGTTATGGTAGCTCTGATGTTGACCTTACTGATACTAGTGAATCCTTTGGTCTCCCTGCTACTGCTGATCTTATGTTTGCCCTTATTTCTACTGAAGAACTCGAATCCTTGGGACAGATACTTGTGAAGCAATTGAAGAATAGATATAATGATGGGAATGTAAACAAACGATTTGTAGTTGGTATTGACCGTGCTAAGATGCGTTTGTATGATTGTGAGCAATCTGCTCAGAATGATATCCTTGACTCTGGGCAAGAAGAGGAGTATACTAATGATGATCAAAAACCCAAGAAATCATTTGAGGGATTTAAATTCTAATGAACGGATACTATTCTGTATTTAATCCTAGAGGAGAAAAGATTGCCGACTGCGGTACTGGAAAAGATGCAGTCAATCTCATACACATGAGAAATGCTAGATGGGATGGGCATTATTATAGTTTCATTCCTCTTCCAGGTGATATCGTTGATGTAAATTCTACTAAGCAACTTCCTACCAGAGACATCGTAGTTAATATGGATGGTGGTGTAGGTGGTTCTTGGAAAGAAGTAGATTGCATTGAAGTCAATGATCATTACCTAGATGTTCAGCAAAAATTACCTCAGTCCAAACAAGAACCATTTATCCCTAATTTTCATGACTAGTAAAGTAAACACTGATGCATATCTTGAGTTTGTGAATGCCGTCACATCTCAACCCAGTCAAGATGCTGATGCCTTTGAGTATCGTATTCAAGAACTTCGTGGAGAAGGATTTGAAACCCATCGACTTCTAACTGCTGCTGTAGGAATGTCTGCTGAGGCAGGTGAGTTTACTGAAGTTGTTAAGAAGATTATCTTCCAAGGCAAACCAGTAAATGAAGAGAATATGTTTCATTTAAAACGTGAACTTGGGGACATCATGTGGTATGTTGCTCAGGCATGTATGGGTTTAAATGTTTCTCTCGATGAAGTCATTGAGATGAATGTAGATAAACTCAAAGCAAGATATCCTGGTGGAGATTTTGATGTCCATTATTCTGAAAACCGTAAACAAGGAGATGTATGATTATGAAACTTGAAATCACACTTGACGAATATCAAAAAGCAGGAGAAGAGTTCTGGCCTAAGTACTTCTATGTTGCTAAAGAACTTGGTGAAGGAACAAAACCAGAACAAGTTCTAAAAGTAATGGAATCTCTTGCTGGTGTTGCTATGAAAAATAAAGTTAAAGATAAAATTGGACCCTTTGGTTTTAATAAAAAATCCGAAGAAGAAGTGAAACCCGAACAGTAATTATCATGGACTACAAACCATATTCTATAGAGTGGCATAGATACAGGTACTTAAGAGAAGCACTTGATAAGTACATGGACGATGGTGTTGAAAACCAAATCATCCTTAACGACATTCTAAATATAGTGTGTGATCGTCAATCTAAGGCACATAAAGAGTTTACCAGACTTTCCGATCTAGAATCAAAACTACGAGAGTAATATGTTATCTACTCAATACAGACTAAGACTAGAGTTCATCTGTAAAAAGATTGCTAACAAAGAAGAAGTTCAGTTAGATGATATGGTTTGGGTGCAGAAACTAGCAAAGTCTCATACACTTGCTAGAGACTGGTTGCAAAAAGCACGTCGTCAAGCGTCTCAGGATATTGAGGAAGGTAGTATAGATGATTTTATGAATAGGATGGGATTAGGAGATCCCGACCCATCCAATCATAAGACGGGATTCGATAGTGCAGAAGATATTTCAGATTGGTTCAAACAAGATAGACCTGATGATTGGAGGCAACGTGACTGAAAAAAATGTTCCTAGATCGAGTTTACAAAAAATTGTCGAAGATCTTGATGGAGAAATTAACTATCAAGATCTGATAGATGCAAACGGTAGACCAGCTAAAAGAATTATTATAACTTATAGGGAAGAGGAAATTTGTTAAATGGAACAAGATGCCATCAACCTAACTCTTATACATGAGTGGATGACGGTACATGATGCCAAACTTCTACTCCATGATTACTATATGAAGGTAAGATCTCATAAAAAGTATCATGGATGGAAGACGGTTAAAACTCATATGAATATGTTTTATGGACATCTTCAAAGAGACTCTGAAGTAAACTTGAGAGCAAGGATTGATCTCATTAAGTCACGTAACCATAATGAAAAAAATTAAAATTACTCCTCAAACATATATTGATATGAATGAAGAGATGGAAAAAGACGACACTCCTCTTAGGATTGTTGTTCCTACACAAGAGGCAATTGATAAGTGGGAATCACAACCATCGCCACCATATCAAACTCCACCTCATGTAGATATGGTTGCTAATATGTGGAAGAAGCATAGAGAGCAACCTAAATCCGGTCCTGAAGCAGATAAGATTGCTGGACTCGCTCTTATTAGAAGAGCAGGTGGTTTACTGGATGCTAAAGTTGAATATCTAGATAACAAAATCGTAATTACTTATGGATGATTTTAACGTACCAGGATCAAATAAAAGTCAAATGGATGATGAGTCCAGAAAATTTGCATTTCAAATACAACTAGATAATATATGTAGAATATTAGATGGTAAAGTATCTCATTTTACATGTAATAGTAAAACTACTACTTACAATAAAATTGTAATCGAATATAACCAAGAAAACAAATGACTATTCAAGCGTGGATTTACAGCAACGGTAATCAAGAATGTGAGAGAGCTGGTATGCTTCTCAAAAATATCTACAATGATTTTAACGAATATAATCTGAATAAAGAATTTACCGAAAATCAATTTCAAGCAGAGTTTGGAAAAGAAGCAGAATATCCCCAGATTGCAATTGGAGTTCATCACATAGGAACTCTAAAAGAAACACTTCATTACTTAAAAGACCACAGTTTAATTTTATGAATACTCAACCTTATCCAGATGAGATGTTTGACGAAGCTGCTCGTAGAGAAGCATCTAATGAAGAAGTAGATTGGATCGATGATGCTTTCTATGTTAAAAAAACCAGATATGGATTATTCATCAGTGTTAAAAAAAATGGTGATAATTTTCTTACTGGTGCAACACATGATGGTGTTTTAGAAATGTCACGCTGGCATCTTAAATGTGAGCAAGATGGAACACTTGAACAGTATACTCGTGTAGTTGGATCTGCATTTGTCGATGGAAAACTTTGATTTAAAAAAGTATGAGTTTGCAGGATTAGAGAGAGACCCTGTAAGTATTCTTAGGTTAATTAGTGAGTTAGAAGGATCTTCTCAAATGCTAAAATATATGGGGTTTGAAGATGATATGAATGCTCTTAACGATATGAAAAAAAAATATTATAAACTTTACTTCAAAGCAAAGAAAGAGTATAATTGAATATGTAATCCTCTTTAGCTCAGCGGTAGAGCGAACGACTGTTAATCGTTTGGTCCCTGGTTCGATCCCAGGAAGGGGAGTTTTATAAATATCTTTATAACTAATTGTAGTGTAAGATGAATTCCAAAGAAGTTAAATCTCTGTGGGAAGCATATGCTTCTGTTTACGCTCCTCAGGAAGTAGAAGAAGGTATTCGTGATTTAGATCCAGAGAAAGGAACTAAGGAGCGTAAAGCAAAGTTAGAAAAAAAACGTGGTATGAAGATGGATGACCATCCTCAGTACAAGAAAGAAGATGTTGAGTCTGAAGGATATGAACCAATGACTCCTGAACGCAAAATGCGTGTTGATAAGGCAAAGAAAGGTGCTTATGATAAGGACATGATGGCACAATCCAAGGGTGATACCAAGGAAGCTGATAAGCAGTTCAAACGCCGTATGGCCATGGACTTCAAAACTAAGATGAAGAAAGAAGAAGTTGATACTTTTGATTTAGTGTTTGAAATTCTTGATGAAGAGATTGAGAATGCATTAGAAGTTATGTCTCAACTAACTCCTGATGAAGTTCAAGAAATTGCAGAAGGTGATCTTGCAGCAAAGGCAAGAGCAAAAGCAGTTGAAATGGGACGTAAGAGACGCAGCACCAAAGAGTATAAGGCAGGTGGTGCAAGAGGTACTGGTAAAAATGAGAGAGCAGCATATAATCTTGCTAATGCTCAACAAAGTACTAATGCTGACTTAGGTAGTCAGAAAAGAACTGATACAGCTTCTGGTATGCGGGGTCATCAGAATAAATCTGTTAAGAAGACTGGATCATATGATTACGGTGCCGTCTTAGATAAGAAAGATCCTAAGAAGAATCCTAAGCATACTGATAATAAGTAAAAACTATGGCGGGTAAAAACAAGGGATTAGACTTTGAACATGCTGTAATGTATGCCGCTACCTCTAGAGTTAATGAACCCAGGAGTAGAGAGAACCAAGAATCTTTTGATGAGGCAGCAAAAAAGTGGCCAAGCATTGAAAAGAGTATACAAGATAAAGCAACTGACTTGGTTCTCGATATGGCACCAGTAAGGGACAAGCAGTCATATTTTAAATCTTTTAAAAAAATGTCTGGTGGAACCGAACCAAAAACGGATATCTTATTTGTTAAGGGAGGGAAAAAATATAAATGTTCTATGAAATGGGGAAACTCTTTTCAACTAACAAGTTCGGGTATTGATACTTCTGTTCAAGTTCTTACAAAAGTACTAAAAAAAGTTGCTTCCCAAATGGGAAAAAGTAATATGTCTGCAGTTGAATTGGGTACTTTGCAATTAATTATTGAACAAATTGCAAATAAGTTTGAAAATAATACTGGAACAATGACTGCTCCCCAAGCAGAAAAATTAATGAAAGATGTTAATAAAGCAGGTGGTATTAATGAGCAACTTCAAGATATTTTAGGATCTAGAAAATCACCTGATGGATCAAAAGCATATGACGCATTTAAATTTGAACTCACTAAAGAGTGTATGACTGGTGAACTTACTTTTGCAAATGATAAAGATAAAGCAGCAGATCATTTGTTAACTGAAAATGGTCTTAAACCTATAGATGATAAGGCTATCCGCGAAGTAATGAAGAAAGCAGGAGTTAGATTTTCTAAAAAAGGTAGAGGAACTGATAAAGTAACGGGTGTCCGTAAGAATGCGATCTCTATTCGATATGAGGTCTAAATAATGCATAAGGAAAACCAATATCAATGAAGAATCTATTTCAATTCCTGAATGAAGCAACTGCATCTCAAGCTTCCTTACAGGCAAAGAAACTGAATCTGAAGAGCGACGGACACGGGGGGTGGGTAGATTCCCGTGGAGAATTTGTTGCAAAAACTGAAGGTGGTAAACTAAAGTTTTATAATAAAGGTCAAAAAGACGGAAGAGATCCTGATCAGATTAGAACTCCCAATGGAAAAGCGATTGGTTATGAGAAACCAAAGAAAGAAGAACCAAAAGCAAAACCAGAAGAACCTCAGAAGACTGCTCCTCCAGAAGGAGAAGAAGAGGTAGAACTCAATACACTTACAGTTGTATTTGGTCGGTTTAATCCACCAACTGTTGGACATGAAAAATTACTATCATCGGCAAAGAAAGCTTCTGCTGGTGGTGAACTAAAAATTTATCCGTCAAGAACTCAGGATCCTAAGAAGAATCCATTAGATCCTGATATGAAAATTTCTTTCATGAGAAAGATGTTCCCCAAATATGAGGAGCAAATCGTTAATGATCGGGAGATGAAGAGTATCTTCAATGTCTTAATTACTGCTTCTGAAGATGGATATACTGCAGTTAATATTGTTGTAGGATCTGATAGACAATCGGAGTTTGATAATCTTTCTCAAAAATATAACGGAGAGTTATATGATTTTGAGATGATTAACGTTATTTCTGCTGGAGTTCGTGATGCAGATTCTTCAGGTGTAGAAGGAATGTCTGCATCTAAGATGAGAAAAGCAGTTGTTGATGGAGACTTTGAATCATTCAGAAAAGGAACTCCTAGTAACTTAGATGATGGAGATACTCAGCAATTATTTGATGCTGTAAGAACAGGGATGAAACTTAAGAAAGTTAAATCTGAAACCTGGGAGATTGCACCTAAACTTGATCAGAAATCTCTTAGAGAAAACTATGTTGCAGAAAAGATTTTCAGACTTGGTGATATTGTAGAAAATTTAAATACAGGTCTTGTAGGCGAGATTATTCGTCGTGGTACAAATCATCTTATCTGTCTAACCCGAGAGAACTTTATGTTTAAGTCTTGGATCAGAGATGTTAATGAGAAGGTAGAAAATTATCCTGGTCCTAGTGGAGTTGATGCAGATCAAAGATTGGTTGGTACTGATTCTTATAGAGAATATACTATGAGAATGATGGGAATGAAGCAGATTAAAAATTTCATAAATAAGTATAAGATTAAAAAGTAAGATTCTATACTCATGACTCATCTTAACGAGATCTCGAAGATCTATAAAGAAATTGTTGCCGAGGGTTATGCTCCTGGTGATGTAGATCAGAAAGTAGGTGCTGTGACTTCTATTCCTAAGAAAGAACAGGAAGCAGCAAGAGAGAGACTTCTTGCGAAGACAGCTGCGAAACGTGCTTCCATGAAGAAAGAAGCACTTGATCCTGTGGGTAAAGAGGATGGTGATGTTGATAATGATGGAGATAAGGATAAGTCTGATAAGTATTTGTTGATGCGTCGTAAAGCAATTGCTAAAGCGATGGGTAAAAAAAAAGTAAATGAGAAAGTAGAAGTTCCTTCTGGCGATCTAAAAAAACTTGTAAAAAAAGCAGTCAAGAGAATTGATACTGATGCTGACGGTGACGTAGATAATAATGATAAGAAGAAAGGTCCAATCGGAGAATTTGTTCCTAGTGCTGATGGAAAGAAAAGAGTTTATAGTGGCGTAAAAGAAGGTTTCTCTAACTGGAGAAATGATCTGATTGAAGTCGTTAAAGATGAAGAAACTTCTGTAAAGGAAAAGAACGTAAAGAATAAGATCGTTGTTAATCCAGAACTTAAAGAGTCTGTAGAAAATATTGGTGGAATACTACTGGAAGCAACTGAATTTACTGATGTCTTAGAAGAAATTAGTGACGAAGAGTTATACTTCCTTTCAGATTCAATGATTGAAGAAATCGTTGAGGAAGTATTTGCTGAGGCCCAAGAAGAAGGTCAAGATCTTGATGTATTTGAAACTATTCTTTGTGAGTCTATTGATGCTTCATTAATGTTACTTAATGAGGTAACAAGTCCTGCTAAAGTAAATGCACTAAGATTAAAGAATAAAGCATCTGCTTCTTCTGGTCAGGGACAAACTGCTGGTAGAGATGCTGGTGCTGAAGCAAGAAAGCGTCTTTCAAGTTCCTCTACATCAAGTGGATCCTCATCAAGATCTGAGAAACTTGCTAAAGTAAAAGCTGCTGTTAAGAAAGTTGGATCTGCTGTAAAAGCAGGTGCTCAAAAAGCAGCACCTATTGTTCGCAAGGCAGCAGTTAAGAGTGCTGAA